TGACTGGAGTTCAGACGTGTGCTCTTCCGATCTGCTGTAGGCGTTACATACGGACGTGTTTTATAACACATATCCGATTATGTGTTATAAATCGGTGACTTATCATAACCGATTTCGGGGGCGATAAGAATGATAATGACGGCAATCAGCTTTGTCTTCCGACTCTCTGGCGAACGCGACTTGTCCGGCCCGATCTGCTAGGGAATTAGAAAATCGGCCCCGCCCGGCATCGCAGGCGACTCGAAGAGAGTCAACCTGCGATGCCGGGCGGGGCCGAACCGTGCGTGATGGTCATGCGGCGAGGTCGAGGCGTTGTTTGATGGCGCTGACGCCGATGAGCGCGCCGGCGAGGATGCCGAGCGCGTTGAGCGTGGTCACGATGGCGTCCACGTGGGGCCAGCCCCATGCGGGGCCGACCGTGTTGACGAACAGGGCGAGTGCGGGCAGGACGATGAGGCCGAGCCATTTGAGGATGTCGTAGACGCGGCTGGGGATGAGCCAGTCGGGCACGTCATGGGTGACGTTGACGGCTTCGGGCCAGTCGCTCACATCGACGCCGGGAAGCGTTTCGCCGGTGTCGGTCGTGTTTTTGCTGTCGGTCATGTTTGCTCCGATCAATAAGGGATGATGATGGGGTGATGCCGTCACCCGGTCAAGCGGGTGGCGGCATCTGTTGAGTCTCAGCGGCAGGTCACCACGTCGCCCACATAGTAGACGTTGATGTTGCCGGAGGGGACGGTGCAGCGGCTGACGCTGTAGCCGTGGGACGTGGCGAACTCCCACACGGTGTCGCCCCATTGGAGGACCTTGGATACCCCGGTGGACGATGCGGGGGCGGTGCCGCCGCCGTAGGTGACGACATCGCCCACGTAGTAGCGGTTGATGTCACCGCTTGGCGTGTGCCATGCGGACAGGGGCCATGCGTTGTAGGCGACGGCGAGTCCCCAGATGGTCTCGCCCCACCGCATGGTGTGGCTGATGCCTCCAGTGCTGGGAGTGGGCTGGGGGTTGCTCGGCTGCACGGGCGCGGCCGGTGTGGCCGGTGGCGTGGAGCCGCCGGTCGGGTTGGCGTACAGATCCCACTGCCATGCCTCGCCGCGGAACAGGTTGAGGTCGATGGGACTCCACGTGTTGACGACACCGGTGCCGCTGTACTGTCGCATGGCCTCGCCGTACGCGCCTATCATCCACGGGTTGGCCTGATAGCCGGTCGGGCTCATGTTCGCGTATTGTGCGATCCACAAACCGTATCGGTCGCGGATGTCCTGCGGGATGGTGCCGGCCACGGGGCCGGTGTAGAGCAGCGGTTTGACGCCGCCCGAGAGCCGTTCGCATTCCGCCATGAAGCGGCGTACCCAGCTCCAGTTGCCCCACGCCGGATTATCGTCCATCTCCCAGTCGAGCGCCACGATGCCGTGACGCCAATAGTTGCTGGTGTTGCGGTAGAAGAATTGGGCCTCGCCCTCGGGCGAACCGCCCATGGCGTAATGGTAGAGGCCGAATTTCTTGCCGGATGCCTGCGCCTGGGCGATCATACGGTTCGCATCCGTGTTGACGCCGGACACGAGGCAGTTGTTGTACACCTGTCCCGTGCCCCACGTGGTGCCGACCACGATGAAGTCGGCCTGCATGTTGTACACGTCAGCGCCGCACTGCCAGTTGGACATGTCCACGCCCTGCATGTCCGCGTGGGCGGTCGCGGGGAGCGTCATCATGCACATGGCGGCGATCAGCGCCATACCCTTGGCGATCAGCCGCTTCCACCGCGGTTTCGGCTTGTCCTTGTTTTTAACCAATGTTTCCCCTTTCTGTGGGATGTTTGTTTGTTTGTTTGTGGCCCACGGTCGTGGGCCGGGATTGTCGGGGCGCTATCGGCGCGCTCTGGATGTCGTCGTTCAACGCGGTGCCGTGCCCGTTGCCGCCGAGCTCGTGGTACACGTCGTAGAGGCGTTGGCTGCGGCCTTTGAGGTCCTCGTCGGCTATGCCGTCGCGGGCGACCATTTCGGCGCGCAGGTCCTCGAGCCGGCACAACAGGAGCTCTCGCACGGCCTGCTCCAACACGGACGTCCGGTCGAAGCGTTTGAGCATCCACGCGGTCAGGGTGCCGGTCGCCCCGCTGCCGAGGATCGTGCCCGCGAAAGTGAGCCATACGGTCAGGGTCATGTAGGCATACGCCTCCTCCTTGGGTCAGTCGAGTGGGTTAGTTGAGTGGCATCGAACTGCCGGTGAACAAGGGGAACCGGGGGAGGAGTTGTTGGACGGTCGGCCAATCGTCGCCCTCGTACACGGCCATGGCCTCCAACGTCAAACTGCCACTGCCATGGCAGTAGATGCTGCGGTTGTCGTCCCTGTTGATCTTCGCCGCCGTCCATGCGGCACCCGATGGGGTCGTGCCGGAGACGAGTGTCATGCCGCTCTCCACTGCCACGCTCAGCCCGCTGGTGGCCGTGTAGGCGATGACCACGACACGGCCCAGTCTCATCAATTCACGCCAGCTATTCCAGTCGATTATCGACCAGCTATTGTTGCCGGTATTCGTGTAGCGGAAGTGCCCGTCGATGTGCTCGACATTCACGCCACTGCCGGTGGACCACGTGTTTAACTGCTTGTAGCATGAGGGGTCGGGGTATAGGTTGGTGATGTAGCTCATGCCGCCACCCCCAAGAGGGTCAGGCGAGCGGCATCGTATTCCCGGTGAAATATCCGATGCCGTCGAGCAGGGTCTTGTTCGCCTGATACTCGGCATCCGTGCAGATGAGAATATGCGTCACGGTGACGGTCGGATTGCCGGACCTGACGGAATAATACATTGACATCGGACCGGCAACGGTGGCGGTCAACGCGTAGCTGACATGCTGGCTTGCCATGATGTCGCCATACGCTCTCATCGAGATAGTGCCGCCGGTGACGTTCACGTAGGCTCTGACCCAATATTTCGTCCCTGGCTTGTTCGGGATGGTCGTGATATCCACCCACTTGTCGGCTTTCAGGGTGATGGTCGAGGATGGGCACGTGCATAGGTTCGTGACCATCATCGGGCATCACCCGCCCGACGGACGCTCCTATGCGAGCGGCATGGTGTCTCCCGTGAAGAAGCCCGGAAGCCCCCCCCCCAACGGCAATGTCATACGTGTCGGCGCGTTCGATGAGCACATTCGATACCGCCAAGTCACGGATTCCGTTTGGATTTACCTCGAATCGAAACCCGTGGGAGGGGACCGTGAATCTGCACAAGACATCCGATATCCCCCGTTTGAATCTTTGGGAACCCAACATATTATTAATTTCGGGCTTATCAGTTGTCTGAATGATCATCATGCCCGCGACGTTATCTTCGCTGGCGTTCACTCTCATCGACAAGACGAGCGGAACGTTGAATGGAACCGCAACGTTGAAGCCATATCCGCCATTGGCTCCCGTGACGTGCAACGCATTATCACGGACCGTCCCATTCGCGTCACCCCAATGGGAGATGCCGGTAAGCGGTCCGGCAAAAACAGGATTGGGGAAAAGATTAATCCTCTGCATGATTCTCCTTGTCGAGACTGTCGAGCACATCCTTCGGGATCAGTTTCATGGCCGTTTCGAGTTGACTAGTCAGGATTGCGATCTGCTTGCTGAGTGTGCCGATCTGTTGTGCGAGCTGGTCGATGACGGTGTTCGCGTCGGCTGGAATCTGAGTCAAAATAAGTCTCCTTTTTAATGCGAAACCCCCACAATCCGCATGGATTGCAGGGGCTGAAAAATGGGTGAAAAGCAGGGGGTTAGTCTGCGGCGGTCATCGTGTCGATTCGGGTCACGGCCTTAAGCTCTTCGAGCGTCAAAGTGCGGCCGAGATTCGTCTTAACATCCGTGATCGTCACGGTCTTGCCGGTCTGGTCGAACGTGGCGAGCACGCCACGCTGATAGTCGCGCCATGATTCAACGCCAGCCGCATCAGTGCTGGAATATTCGAGTCCGAGGCGGCACAGTTCCGCCTTCAGGCTTTCCTTTGGCGGGCGCAGGTCGAGCACGCCATCCGCCGCCGGTCGCGCGCCGGATGATGGAACGTCGGATGCTGTCATGATTACTCCTTTGCTGTTGTGTTGTTTGCCTTTTTCGCCGGGATGGCGTGGGAATCCATGCCATCCCGGCGGAGTCGATGCGCGTGGCCGTCCGTCCGGCCCGCGTCAACGCCGATGGTCGGTCAGATAATCGATCGACTGTCGGCGGAACCGGTCGCGCTTCACGGCGATGCGGTCGGCCACGCCGGCCAGCGTGGCGGCGAGCCGACCGTCCGCATCCTCCATGACGGGCATCGCGTCCAATCCGAGCAGGCGACGGGTCTCCTCGCGACCGTCCGGCGACAACGCGCCTGACGCCGTGAGCACGGGATGCAACGCGGCCATGCGCGTCTGCTGACGGTCCGCCAACTCGTCGCGCTCCACCTGCTCGTAGGCGCTGGTCCAAGCGTTGCGTCCGGTGGCCGGGTCGATGACGCCCGGGTCTGACCTGTTCGTCCGGACCTGTATGATCGCCGCGACCGTTTCCATGTCCGTGTCGCAGCCGAGGAGCTCGTCCCACGAGGCGATCGCGTCCAACGGGATGAGATGACGCGTCCCGTCGTCACCGGTCACGGCCAACATGTCACCGTAGATGTTCGTTCCCATCACGCCTCCTACTGTTTGGCCAGGATGGCGAGCAGCTGAGTGCCGTATGGGATGTTGACGCCGTTGCCGACGCCACGCGCCCACAGGCCGCAGCCGCTCGCCGAATCATTGTTCGAACCGACCATGACCGACCCCATTGCGTCGGCGGAGACATGCGCATGGTATAAGCCGTATTTGGCCGGGGAGGCATACGTGTACGTCTGCGTCATCCACCCTTCGCCGCTCATTATCCCGTTACGAAAATAGGCCGTCCGGAACGTTCCGCGCCCCTCGCCAAACAGGCCGAGGAACCCGCCGAGGTGCAGATACCCGGAGTTGATGTCCGCACTTACGCCGACGCTACCGTTCGGATCTGCCGCCGAGAGTTCGGCGGATGTATGGTATTTGGACGTCGGGTCGGCCTCCAATACCAGTTGCGCTTTACCGCTCTTGCTGCCTTTGGAATAATCACGGTACGCGGCTAGGAAGGCTTCGCCGGTTTTGGTGGCGTTGTCCGCCTCCTTGTATTCGCCCAAACGCATGAACGACCCCGGATCGGTGTCGCTCAACCGGCCTCCGTTGATTGCGATGGCGGAGACCTCGCCTTTATAGTTGGTCCGGGATTCCGACGCGATGTAGGCGTCGTGCCCGTCGCGCCCGTGCTGGAATTCGATGCCTGAGCCTTCGGTCTTGTCATCGCTGTTGATCGTCGACTGTCTGAACGTCGGTGATATTACGACTCGACGGCCGGTGAGGCTCGTCTGGAACGTGCCGGTCAGCAGGTTCGACCTGCCCTCACCGTCCAGATAGACGGTGCAATTATGGTTGGAATCCCACATGAGCAGGCCCGTCGAATTGAGCTTCACGCCCGTGTTCTCGGCGTCGGTGCTTTGGAATATCGCGCCGGTGAACACGTAGCCGTGGAACTGGCCCGCCGCGATCTTGTCCGTCGTGATGCTGCCCGCCGCAATCTTCACCGCAGTGACGGAGTTCGCGGCCAACTTGTCGACGGTTATCGCACCGGACACGATCTTCGACGCATTGACCGAATTGGCAGCCAATTTGTCGGCGTTCACGCTGTTGGTGGCGAGCTTGTCCGTCGTGACCGCGCCGGACACGATGTCGCCCGCCTGAATCTTATGGACATTCAGGAGCGCCACGGTCATGTCCTCCGTCACGCGGAGTTTCGCGGTCGTGACCGAGTTCGCGGCCAGCTTGTCGGTCGTGATGGCGAGCGAGACGATGTTGCGCGCCTGCACAGAGTCAGCGGCGAGTTTCGCGGCGGTCACCGCGTCGGAAACCAGCTTCTCAGTGGTCACGCTGTTAGCGGCGAGCTTGTCCACCGTGATCGCATTGGTCTTGACCTT